ATGCGAAAAATTGAACCAATAAATAATAATGGGAGCATACAGTTAAAATTCACTCATGGTGGCAAGCGATATAGCTTCAACCCTATACCCGCTGGACGTTACAGTGATAAGCGGGATATAGCAAATGCCAGAGCTATAGCCACACAAATAGAGAACGACATCCTTGCCAGGAATTTTGACCCCACTTTAGATCGTTACAGGCTATCACTTAAGACTCAACCAGCCCCGCCAAAGCCAAAGTTATTAATTAAGTTATGGGACGCGTGGGTAGACTCGCTCGACCTCCCGGCTGCCACCAGAGAACATCACTACAAAACAATTAGACAGCAGATTGTTAAATCTAACCCAGACTTAACTGATACAGCATGGTTAGTAAAAGCCGAACTCTCCCCGTCCACCTTTAATCAGCGCCTAGGCTATCTAAAATCTTGCTTCAAATGGGCTTTAACTAAGGGATTGACAGACGTTAACCATTATGCTGATGTGAAGACCCGTAAGGTTGCGCCAAAGCCTATAAAGCCTTTTAATGACAGGGAAATCAGGACAATCATTAAAGGCTTTGAAGAGTTTGCACCACACTATGTATCGTTTGTCAAGTTTTTGTTGGCTACTGGTGTAAGAACCTCAGAAGCGATCGGGTTGCGCTGGGAACACATTAATTTTGAGCGAGAACTGATAACAGTCCAGGAGAGCTTGTCCAGAGACTGGGCAGGCAATGGCTACCAAAGGGTTCGGAAGGAAACCAAGTCAGGTGGCGCGCGCCAGCTAAAAATGAGTCCTGAACTTAAGCAACTACTTTTATCAATTAAACCGCACAGGACATACCGAGATTGCCTAGTGTTCACCACAGTCAAAGGCAAAACAATAGACGATGGTAATTTTAGGGAAAGGTACTGGGTAAAAGTGCTTACTAAAGTAGGTGTTGACTACAGAAGACCCTACACCACGCGCCACACCACGATTAGCCACGCTATAGAGCAAGGCACACCGCTTACTGGAGTAGCTTACATCGCTGGGCATGGTGACACTCGGATGGTAATGATGACCTACGGGCATATGATAAATCGCCCTGATTTACCTGATATACCAATCTGAAAAATATTTTTCTAAAACCCTTGACTAGAGGCTATTTAGTATGTGAACATATTCTAGTAAGCCAAAGGACGGGGCGATGAAGCGAGTAAGAGGTACACCAGTTGATTGGAACGAACTAAAGCAGCACCGCAGTATCATGCTCACCGACACCTGTTGGGATCTTCTAAAAAGAGAAGCTGACAAACACGGTATTTCCCGAAGTGAGTTTGTTGAGCGGGCTGCTAGAGGACTTATTGACTGGAATTCTGAAGCTTGAGGGCGGAAGGTGCTACCAACACCCCACGCCCAACCCGCGCCCCGTCTTCTATATCTGGAGATCAACCCATGAAACTAGAAGATTTAGAGACAGCAGTAGTTAACGCTATCTTAACAGCAACACGAGCAGACGTAAACTTCATTGAACATTACTTATTCAATTTATTGAGCGTTTGCAAAGAATACGATCGTGATTTTAAGGAGATGTCTGAATACGTTGTGTTTTTAAGGACTGAGCAAGTAAAATCTCTCAAATCTCGCAAGAAAGTGTCTAGATAGTTAATAAAATACCCCGGTAGACTATTCTACCGGGGTATTTTATCGTTTATGTACGCAAGGCTTATCGTATAGATTTTGTAGTTTATTCTGAATGTCCGCATTGTCCCGCTTATACTCAGAGAGGAATAAGGTAAAGGCGTTACTAAGATTCTTTAGCGCCTCGGACTCTACCTTCTGTCTATCAATCCACCCCCGTAATGCTGCCCGCAAGCCCAACCATTCTGCCAGGGCAACCATACCAAGAATAGAAAGAATAATACCCAACCCTACGCCTGATGACTGGATTAGTACTTGGTCTAGGACGCGGTTCTGCATTTCTGGTGTGATTGAAACAGCGAGTTGCTGTTGATGTTGGTCAGTTTTCGAGATATTATTATTCATATTTCTGTTGAAAAGAATTAGAGAAACCCCCCAATTTATTAGTTGGGGTTTTTAATTTAAATTAAGATGAAATATATCTTGCATCTTAAAACAACCCTTCTATTTTTATATGTAAAAGCCCTCCTAGGTTAATAGGAGGACATCAAAAACTTTTATCTAGTTGTCCGGGTAGTCTCCATCAACCACTACCTCATCGGTAATAGGATCTGGCTCGAATCCAGGTTCCGTGCCTGCGATCTGATCCCAATATTTGCGTAGAACTACCTCAACGTAATATTTCCACTCTTGTCCATTTTCATCCTGCCCTGAAAAACGAATATATCTAGCCATATTAAACATTCCTTACCCAAAAAATAGGTATAGTAGAAGATAAAGTTGTTCCTGAAATAGGATTAGGTAGCGCACCATAAGAAAGTGAAACAGTTCTACCTAAAGATGATGTAGTTGTAGTCGCGCTTGCCGATCCAAAAACAGAAGAATTTAAAAGATTAGTAGACATACAAGATACTGTAATAGCCGTGGAGCTAAAGAATGCCGCCCAGTATCTAGCAGGAGTTAGTGTTAGCGAGGGGGTAACACTTGTTGTGCGAAATCCTGTGGAAGTATTGGCTACCTCCGCAGCTTCAAAGATTAAATTATTAGGAAGATCTGAAGCTTCATCATAGACACCAAGTCTCATTAATCCACTTCCAGCTGTAGTGACATTAATTACTAATTGGTCAATAGTTACTGTCTTGAGGATGAATAAAGGGAAAAGGTAAACAACACCAAGACTTAATGCAGTGTTGGTAGCTGAAACTGTGCTATTGGAATAAATGTAAAATCGCCCCGAACCCCCGGATGTTTGCCAATTAGATTGAACATCATTTGTAGGAGCGTAAACTGACCCGTTGAACTTCAACATTTGCCCGTTAGTTGGGCTTGTGGCTGAGATAGGGATACCTTGAAGCTGATTTGCATTCCACTGTGCTGTAGTATTGCCTACTTGAGCCGCAGTCACTGCGTGGGGATTACTAGTGTTTGTAGCGTGGGAGCTTATAGCCGTGTCAACCTCTGTTTTGAGGTAAACCACCGGATCAGCAACAGTGGTATTTGTCTTTACCGTACCTGTGACTGTGCTAGAGGCAGTAGGCGCACTTCCCCCGCCTCCACCAGCACCATTACTTGCAGCAGTGATTCGCCCATCAGTACCTACAGTAATATTTGCATTGGTATAACTCCCAGCAGTTACTCCACTGGTGGCGATAGTGGGATTAGGGTATGTACCTGATAGGCTGCCTCCGGCACTACCTGTAGGTGTTCTAGCATCACTTAGTCTGCCATCTGTGGTTGCCACTGCACCAAGGTTGGTTAGTGCTGCACTAGCAGTAGTTGCACCAGTACCGCCTTTGGCAACGGTAAGAGTGCCATTTAGGTTCTGAATATTTGGAATTTGAGCCGCAGGTACAAGCGTGCTACCATCCAAGCTTGCTACACCGTTCGCCGCGCCCCGCGTTGATGACAGAAGGTATGAACCTAACGTGGTGGTTAAACTACTGCTAGTTACGTAGCCTGCTAGTGTGGTGGTTAAACCACCATTCGTAACATAACCTGACAAAGCACTAGTATTAGCCTTGAGAGCCAGCGCGGTGTCGACCTCTGTTTTGAGGTATACCACGGGGTCAGCAGTAGTAGTATTGGTTTTTACAGTTCCCGATACAGTAGCAGAAGCGATCGGTGAGGCCCCTGCTCCAGCCCCAACCTCACTTAATATGTAGCTGATTAAGGTCTGGTACTGGGGGTCGGCACTGTTAACTCCACCATCTTCTAGCACAGACAGTTCCAAATCAGAAGTACCAACAGGCACCACAGTATCAAAGTAAGTGCCATCAGGTAAGGTAATGCGGTACTGAGAAGCATTCTCCCCCTCCTCATTAGTCCAGAGGGTAAATTCTACATACCCTGCCGAATCCGTGTAGAAGGTGTCTATATCTTTAGGGAAGATTACCCCATTAGCATCATTGCGCTGTAGATGCTGCACCTTCACGGGTTGGCGGGCAAGCGCAACCTGCCCCACTCCCATGAATGTGGCTTTAATCTTTCGGTATGTGGGCATATTTAGATTTTGATTATGTAATTGCAAACAACGCTTGGCTGCATATTGTTGTGTGCCGCGCCCCCGCCTTGGCTATTAACAGTGATTCCAGTAGATGTAGCACTCAGGGAAATATTGGCATTACCTTGGGCAATGCTCGATCCAGTGCTTATATTCTGTATGATTGGCACACCAGCACCATTATTTGCGCGGTAACTTCTTGTAGCCGCCACTTCCCCTGCTATAGCTGCATTGCTAATAAAGCTATCTACACGCTCATCTGCAAATCCACCAGAGGCATTACCATCTGTACCATCCCAAACCAGCAACGGGTGAGTGTGTGCTGCTTCTATAAATGTGTGGGTATGTGGAGTCTGGCTAGTGCCGTGGGTGTGAGGAGATTCGGTTGTGCTATGCCCATGCACAGGCATCTCAGTTACGTTTAGCTGATGGTTCTCAGCACCAATTAATTGTCCAACCGTCCGTGCGGTCAAACCTGTGCCAGTACCAGCACCAACTCCAACACGCCCTCGTCTGTCCGGCACTCGAAACTTACCAGCAGTAGTGCGGAATGCTGCACCCAAGACAGCATCTAGTGCTGGATAGGTTGCAATGTCATATTCAGTGCCGTCTTGCCATAACCAACCGCCTGAAGGTAAGGTAGAACCCCACCATTCCATGCCCATACCTGTTTGGATTGAGGAAGGTACAGTGGATGGTTGTACTCTGTCTACGAGCTTGTCTCGCAGGTCAGCTACTGCGCCACTTAGTGTACCGCTTGCTGTAGTTACTAGTGCCAGCGGAAATGACTCATTAGGTAATGATGGTGCAGTAGCTACTGCCCCCGCGCTACTTACATATATATAGCTGGTAGCGTTGTTAGGAACATTAATAGTGCTGGCTGAAATTGTAACTATAGAACCACTAGAAAGCAGTACCAATCCACTTAAATAAGCAAAAGTCAGTCCCGATTGGTGACTGACTTTTAATCTGTCGTAGAAGTTGTAAAATCTACCCTTTATTTGGTCTGGGGAGTCATCTAGGAAACTATCTACTACCTTTGGCCCTCGCCCGATGAAGTCCTGTCCATCTGGGATTGGGTACCCGATAGCATTAACAGCTTCGGCGGTAAGTACATCGCCGTTTTGATATATTGGGCGGGTCATAAATGTTTCTAATAAAGCCTAATAATTGAGAATGAAGAGCCAGAGCCCACAGTATGGGCAGAGAAACTAGCAGACGTACCTGAATTGCTCAGCAAGGTTAAGGTATCGCCAGCTAATAAATTTCTGAATAATGTAGGAGAAAAAGTTTCAGTTACACCTGTGGCAGCGGTTACTATGTTTACAAATACTTGAATAAAGCTATCAACCCCAGATCTATTAATTCTCAAGTAACACGCGTGCTTGTGTGTGGCTGAGGCACTTGAAGTAGTACCAATAGTTAGGTTCATGAATATTCCGTAAAACCCACCCCTACCCGAAGGGAGAATAATACTATTCCCAGAAATAGTAGAATCTGTGTCAATAATGGTTGAATTGAACGTTATGACTGATCCACCATCTACAGTAGAGAAATTATTATTTCCTGTATTTTGGCTGGTGGTTTTTTCAACTTGTGCAACAGGAGTAAAGTAATTCCTTACGAATGCTGTAGTGGATATTGAGGTATCGCTATCGCCCCATACAGGTGTAGGTGCTTTAGGATCTCCAGTGAATGTGGGACTAGAAAGGGGTGCATATGAGCTTAAGGCACTCTGTATAAAAGCCGTTGTAGATATCTGTGTAGTGTTATTTCCTGCTGTTGGTGTAGGTGCTGTGGGAGTGCCTGTAAGTGCTGGGGATGCTATAGGGGCGTAGGAACTTAGGTTACTTTTAACATAAGCAGTGGATGCAATTCTCGTGCTGTTGTCGGATGTAGCTTGCGTTGGGGTAGTAGGGTTACCAGCCAGCACTGCATCTGTGGTATTTGCCTTGAGGGTGATGGTGCCCTGTACTGATTGCAGAATGTCGTAGACTGCATCCTGGGTTGGCGCCAAGCCAGAATTATTCCACGATGCACCATATACAGTAGAGTCGCCCAAGGCGATACTACCAGTTGGCGCTACGGGTATTTCCATCCAGTATGCAGTATTCGTGGGTACAATACCGGAGAATGGTACTACCTCAGATGCAAGGAAGAATCTATTAAGATAAGAAACTACATCGCCACGCTTGTAACTAGTGGAGATATTGTAGGCTCCTTTCGGTGTAATGCCCCCAATACTTGCTGCCAGTGCTGGGTCACTTGCTATTACTCGCGCAATCCGTACTGCACCAGTAGAGAGTACATCACTCACATACCCGGTAGGTACTAGATCGGCAATATCAACAGATGCTAGGTTTGGAATGACTGTGTAGAAAGGGAATGGACTTAACTGCTCGTCGCTGAATACATCTGGTGAGGTGCTAATTCTTGGGAAATATTCTAGGTAATAACTAGTATTCTTTGTCTCTGTCTCTTCAATGTTTGTGGAGCCAGGAATAGCCCCAGAAGGACAGAGAATTTCAATAGGTTTCGGCAGGAAAATTTTCTTAGGTGCGGTATCTTTAACTGTGCCATTAGCTAAAGTCAGCACAAGTTTGCCAGGCACTGCTACGCTACCGTTTTCAAATGTACCTGTTAAGGTTGTCATGAGTTGTCTAGTTGATCGTAGTAAATTACTTCGCTTTCACACCAAAGATTGCCAAAAAGCCTATCAATCTTCTGGGTAAGCTTAAATTCATACCCACCGAACGAATAGCGGCGGGGTAATAGGATTTTGTACTTCCAAGCGCCGGAGCCTAATGTACCTATGCTTAATTGGCTGGTGCCTAGGATGAATGTAGACCCTTCCCAAATGCTATGTTCAATGTTTAGTGACGTAAGGACGTAGCTAAGGGATGCACGCGTACCTCGATTCTTCCAGATTGTGGTGTATGCCCCGGAGAGTAAAGCCCGCTTGCTTGCTTCAGCCCATCCTCTATCCCAATAAGCACCAGAGAATCCAAATAAAGGCGCAATGTAGTCTAGCCACCGCGTTTCGCAGGTTAAGGGATTGAATTGGTTCGATAGGTCATCAACAGTTTGTTTTGTGCCTACCAGTAACTCATCAAAATATATTGTTAGCCAATCAGTTACAGGATTGTCTTGGTAGACATCAGGCAAACGGCTAAATATTGGTCGCCCGCTTGCCCAGGCTTCTTTGGTGTGCATTACTCTGGCTCCCCTGCACCGCGCAGTACCTCATAAATAATTCCTTCCTCATTAACCAGACTCATATTTAATGAGAAGGCAGTTGGTAGGGTGTATTGATTAGGTAATGGAATGTTTAGGGGTTGCCCATTGAGGTTTAACGTTTGAATGTCCTTGATTGCCCCTGTAGCGCGCAAGGCATACTCAACTTCATTTAATATGATGTCTTGACCAACTGGGTACTGCGTAGGGTCAAGGTAAGTATTGAAAGCTTCCCATAGCTCATCTGCTGTTTCTTCTGGCTCGCGTCCAGGTGCCAACCGCGCAACCAAATCTCCTGAGATATTTAGCAATTCAATGGGACTTACATACAGCGAACTACCTAGCGACACTCGACTTGCAAATGCCTCCTGCACCTTGATTAATTGTGCTGAGTTAGCGGGCGTACCATCGGCATTTAACAAAAACAAATGCACTGCACCCAATTGTCTCGTAAATCTATTAGCACCAAGCAACCCAATGGCAATGCAACGTGACCCAAACCCTAGCTCCCGCTCAGCAATAAATTCAAAATCTGCTGCACTGATAGGTGAGCGCACACGCAGTTCAGTGATGCCTCTGCTAATTACCTCTTCATCTGTCTCAGCATCGCTGCCCCCGTTGCTGCCATCAATATTGGTAACTGAGGCGAGAAAGGTCAGCGGATTGGGAATACCAGTTAAGGTATAGGCTGCAAGATTATATGCTGCACCGTTTGCCTCTGCGGTTGCCGTTACACTACCAGAGACTAAGCCAGGAGGGATGCTTAATGCAGTATTAGTCAGGAATGATAAGTTGCCACTAACGTCAATAACTTCAAAACCTTCTGGAATTATAAAGGTGTTGCTTAGTGGTGCTGTAAGGGTGAATGTAAGAGTGGTAGTAGCTTTAGTGCCGAGCCTACGCTCTACACCAATTACTTTTAGAAAATCTATAATTACAGCGATCGGTAACTTGTTAACCTTATATAGTAGTTCGCTGGCTGCAAAAGCTTGACCCTGGATTAACGCCGCGACCGGGCTATTCTCTGTAAAATCATCTAACTGCCCACTAGAGGCGTTAAATACACGCAACTGGGCTTGTTGGACGATGGTTTCCTCATCACGATCGTCTAAGATGATCGAGTTTAGAGTTGTTGATATATCAGTCATATTAGAGCGTTACATTAAGTGTCGTTTGGTCTTCACCCAGGTAACTCCAAAAGACAGTGATTACAGTCTCACCTAGGTCGTTGATTGTGCCTTGCAGCGTGAATTGGCACTCAGGAATATACTCGGTTAAGCCAAGCTGCATCTCTGAGGTAATTACATCTAAATCGGGAATAGCAGTGAATAAATAATCTTTTAAGCCATAATCGGGACGCATTACCCGTTCGTAGGGCTGGGTTAATAACCATGACAATATGTGACCCCGGTATAGTTCTGCATCTGAAGCAGTTACCAGGGTCTTGCGTGCGGGGTCAACCGCAAGCGGAAAGGTAATTCCTTTCATATGAGTACCTATAAAGGTGGGAAATAAACAAGCGGGGCTGGGGCTTTTAATCCTCAGTAGCGGGGGCTGCCTTCTTGCTCTTTGCAGGAGTCAGGAGGTTTTTCATCTCTTTGGCAGTGTTGATCCACAACTGCTGCTCATAGGGATTAAGGTATTGCCAGGCATCTTCATGCACCTCTTTGGCACAGCCGGAGCGCAGGCTGGCGTGAATGCAGTAAAGTTCTTTGCCCAAGTCTTCAGAGTTCATATTTTTTTCCTATATAAATTGTTCTTAATATCCACTGGTCACAACAGTTGAACCACCGCTGACATTTGCCCCAACAACCGCAACAGCTTTACCATTTATGGTTATGGCGCTGCTCCCAGCATTTATGAAGTTTATAGACGACCCAGACAAGTTAATCGTCCAAGCACCGCCGACACGATTTGTGCCGTCAAAACTCAGTTCGATATAGTTGGTGGGTGAGACTTGTATTCTCAGGTAGCGTGCAGCTAGAAGTTTTAAGTCCCTCTGCCCCTCCATCAATATGTCTCGGTCTGCATCTAAGTTAAAGTCAGTACCAGCAGCTATTGAGACATTCTCAGCCACCAGGGTAGAATCACCCTCAACAGCCGTTATGTCATCTCCTGCTACTTCTACCTTCCTATGTCCAGGAAGAGCCGTGTGGTGATCATTTAAGGCACTTTCCTTGTCTAGTACAGGGTTAGTGTCATTAACCAGTTGCAGGTAGTATCCGTTCGTTTCTAGCCCGTCTGCGTAGAAGACTAATACTGTCTGTCCAATCTGAGGCAGGGGAGGGTCAAACTGCGGGAATGGTGTAAGGCGGCGTATCCAGTCTGACTGCACCTGTGGGTTGTGGGGTAAGGCAACCTTAATCCTACGCCTGTTGTCTGGGTCTTGATTCTGCGTAACTATGCCGAGCGTCGGGTAGGGGGAGCGTCCTTGCTGGTCGAGGGCAAGCTGGGAGGCACGCTCACTTCTAGCTAATATCTCAAATATTGCGTTCATTAGTTTGGAATGTACTTTCTGGGGTTTAAATCCTGTCCGTCCTTGCGTATCTCCATGTGGAGGTGTGGCCCTGTTGAGTGTCCTGAGTTGCCGGATAACCCTACTACCTGCCCCTGCTTCACTGATTGCCCGTTACTAACCGAGACAGAACTTAGGTGGGCGTACCGCGTTTGCCAGCCGCCCCCATGATCAACATATACAACGTTACCGTAACCACCTCCACAGGCAGTATCACCCACCCTACAGCCCGTAACAACATTCGATACAGTACCACTAGCTGCTGCTACTACAGATGTTCCAACTGACACCCCATAATCAATTCCTCTGTGGTTGGGACGTTTAGGGTTCTCGGTGCGGTGTAGTGAAGTTATTGGCCCGGTAGTGGGTCTAATAAACTTAGGTGCATTGGCATCAAACGGTACTGCGGGTGTCTGGGCTGGTGGCGCTGTGGTAGAGGGTGTGTTTATATCCCCACTGGGATACTTGTTACGTAGAGGTGAATAGAGATTCAGGTTAGTGGTGAATCCGCCTTCCTTATATGTAAGTTCCACTGAGTCAACCACCCAGTAGCGATCGGCAGTAACTGAGACGTTCTTAGTTTGCAATGGGGTATCGGGTGTAATTAGCAATGCCTCTGGGGTTGTAGGGAAGCTGGCAGTTGCTTTTATGCCTTTAATGCGCTTCTCATTCTCTTTGCGCTCACTGTCTACATTGGATGTAGTGCCATTTGTGCGTGGCTTAGGGGTCGGCAGTGTATTGCCGGAGATAATGGCTGTTGTGTCAGCCCCTAGACCGTCACTAGACTCTTTCTTGGTTTGATTTACCTTACCTGTATCAGGGTCGATTTCAAACTTAACAACACCTGTGGATGTCCTGTTGCCGGGGTCTGAGTTGCGGGCGCCACCTTTGGTATCAGACTGTGCCTCATGGGTAATTTCAAAGCTTAAACCCATATTCACGCCATACTCAAGCACAAAAATATCTGGTGTTGATATCTTGCTTCTAGGCTCAATGATTAACTTGCGTCCTTTGGTGTAGACACGATAACCAATGCGCCGCGCCTCCGCCAGCAGGAACTCATAGTCATTCTGTCCGCGCTGCGGGAAGTATTCATAGTATGGGCCATCCTCAGACATCTCTAAAGACATGCCGTAGGATGCTGTAATCTTCGTAGCAAGCTTCTTGAGGGTAAGTTTTTGGTATACAGTGTTCTTTAGGCGCTGTGTCATCACCCAGGTAGCTGCTTGCCCGCTAAACTCAAGTAAGTCTGGATCAAACAGTGAATATCTTAAACCTGTATGAATAAATGACCACGCGGCGATTGATTCACCGTTGTACCCTGCTTCTATGGTTATCTGAGAGCCAACTAGGGTAATGGCGGGGTTGCTTGCTATTTTTTGAGGGGAAGTGGTGGCAGAAACAGTGGAAGTAACAGTCTGGGGGCTGGTGGCTTTTTCCTTTTGCTGTTCTGTGGATATAGCTGCGTCTTTCTGCTGTTGTGTTGCTGGCAGGGTACTAGGCGCGGCTGTACCGGGCTGTAACCACTCAATCTTTACATTAACAATGCCGGGAGATGCGCCATTAGTTAAGGCACTCCATGCCCCAGGCACAAGGTCTATCTTGCGTGTAGGGTGTTCCCTAAGCGGTCTTGCTGCCCTGCCATTAACTACGGCAAACGGGCCACGGTCAACAATCTTTACCACGATAGACTTATTGTTGGTGAGGTTGGTGACGCGCATTGATGCGTACTTGTACCTGGTGTCAGCCATAGCGGCAAACAACCCACTCCACTGTATGCGGTCGCCATAAGCCCCTATTTGCCCGCCTTGGGTTGATTCTCCGTAACCATAGGTGCTGGCTTGCACATTATCATAAATCACCTGACCAGGTTGCGATTCTAGTTCGGGACTGCCAACGTGACTCTCAGGGTTTGTATTAACTGTCTGTGTAAGGTCACTTGCTATTGGCGTAGGATCATTGAGTTCGCTTAACCCATCAATAGATTCAATATAAGCAAGAAACTTATCTAGTAAGGTTCTACTGTGGTCACGCACAGCGAAGCTGCAATTGCTTTGTAATGTACCCTCACCAAGCTGGATGGATGCAGAGACTAGCTTACCATCACCAATAGTAAAGGTTTCAGCAGCCAAGTTACCGATCGCCCCTAACGTAATCTTTAGGTATGGGGCTAATAAATTGGGACTAGTCATACTACGATATCCAACTAATAAGCTGCCACACCTGGTCTACATTGCTCGACAACTTCGGTAGACCTTTAGACAGTGGGGATAGGTCTAAGTCTTGGATTAACTTGGTTGTGTCAACCCCAAGAATCTTGGCAACGCTCTGTACACGCCTGTCCGATGCAATCTGGGTAAGTCGCGCCTTCACATCTTTCTTTGCACTAGCTATTACCCTGGCTTGCTCGGCATCAATTATTTTCTTAAGTTCTTCTCTATCTGGGATTTTAATATTATTACCAATCGGCAAATCACCGAAGATATCTATATTATTCATCTCGGCAAACTCACGCCAGCGGCTATAGTCACTTAAAAATTCATTGGCAAGGCGCACCAATGTATCGCCCTGCCTTAACTGAATCTCAGTTGTTATCTGTTCACCAGCATTCCTTACAATACGTGAGTTGCGGTCGATTGGTCTGGTCATTTTAGAGTGCGCCCCGCGTCTGTAAGTTTGCCGTTTGTGTAGGTGCCAATTGTGCCCAGCACATTACCCTTCTTGTCACTAATAGTAACCACGCCCATGTCACTTACTTTCAGGGTAAATGACTTAGACCTAACCACCTGCGCGATCGTGGCATTTAGTGACTTAAGATTCTGTTGTAGGTACTGGTTAGCCTTTGCAGTGGCTTCTGCCTTCTCTCTGGCTGTTCTGGCTTGTTCCTTTGCCGCCGCAGTTTGTAAGCGTTGCTGGGGTGTTTCTGCCTTGCTTAGAAGTGGAATCTCTATTAACTTCATGCTTACCCGTGCGCTGGCAGGTTCACCACTAATCCAAGCCGTTTCAGTCCAGTTAAGGTCAGTGATAACTGCTAATCCAAACTTGTTGGCACCCCAAACAAAGGTAACTGGACTTGGGGCATACTTACCTCTTGTAGGCTCCGCCTGCATCAGACTCTTAAGAGAGTTGAGCAAGGGCGTAATAGACTTACTCCGCGCCCAAGACTCTAATATTAAGTTATCCAGGCTTAGTGTTGACCCTGTGGTGTATTGGTAACTCTGGGAGGGTAGACTGGTAAGCGCCGCCGCCCCTTCCTTATAACTAGCCCTAACCGAGAAGCTTTTAGCCTCTGGGTTATAAAGGAAGGTATAAACAGTCTTGCCCAGATTATCAATTAACTGGGCGGTGGCTGTGGTATCTTGCCCAACGGTGGGGAGGGAGTTTAATACAGTTGTGTTTGCTGCCATTTATGCCTCCACCGTAACAATGCGGGATTGCGTGAACTTCTCATACTCACGCTCAATGTAATGGAACAAGTCTTTAGCAATTTCCTCTGCACTAGTGGCAGCGGTTTGGATTGTTATATTACCTATTGATAACCCACCTCTGTTACTCAGCAAGGCACGTTGTTGGGCTTGGGTGAGTATTGCCTCACTGGAGTTAGCGATGACTGGTGTAGAGCCAGGGGGTGCCTGCTGTGATTCTCTTAGTAGGCCTGCAAGTAACCCAGGATTACCCCTGGCGAAGTTTGGGATGTTTGGCACCACACCTACTCGCGCAGTCTCAGCTTTACCACCAACTCCTGGAATTTTAGATATTAGATCATTAAACCAGCCAACTACTTGGTTAAAGAAGCCAGTTACAGTTGAGACTACATTATTCCAAATATTAGATACCGTATTAGTAAGAGATTGCCAGTTTGCTGCTACTACTGCCAATAATCCTGTGACGGCGGCGGCTATGCCTGCCCCAAGTAGTCCTACGCTGGCAATAATAGGTGCAACCATCGCCACTGCCGCCGCAGCAACAGAAGCTAGAAGCGCTATGCCCACAATTTTGGCGAACGCAACAAGAACCTGACCCCAATCCAGGGAAGATAAGAACTTACCAATACCAATAAACAAGCCCCCAGCTACGGATACAACCACGCTGAGTAGTTTGCCAAAGTCTAAGGTGTTAATGAATTTCGCAATTTCATTGATTAAGTTTGCAGCCAGCACACCAATTACTGAAAAGACAGCAGACCAATTCATCCCTGCAAGCTGGTCAAACAGCCCATTAAAGAATCGTCCTATACCACCGCCTAGACCACTAATATTAAAGTTTTGAAGGAAATCTGATGCAATATTAACCTTTAATCCTTGGTCGAGCGCGTCTAATGTGTTGTCAAGAAAATCTTTTAATTCTCTAATTTTAGAATTTATATTTAGGATGGTGCCACGCAGGGCAACCATAGGATCGATTGCTTCCACACCCAAAGCAGTCAGCAGCTTACCAATGGTGCTGAGTAGTCCATCATCACCAACTAGCAGTAGTAAACCTTCATTTAGGGCTGAGAGGGCAGATTGACTACCTTTAGTAGTTTTATCTAAATCGCGGGCGAACCCAAACAAACCAGTCTGAGGGTCAAATAAATTAGATACAAAGCTTGCTGTAAGCCCAGCAATAGACTGTGATTGTGCTTTAAGTACTTCACCTGGGATGTTAGCAGCTTTCTTAAATATTTCTAGCCGTTGCTGTACAGTTAACTTGCGAATGTCACCGCCCAGCTTATCAACCTCTGCAAATAAGGCATTGCGGAACGTAGTGTTCTTCTGGAAGAAATCGTTCTGTGTTAGTTCAGATTTGGTTGCAGTACCCCCCAGGAATTTAGATAGTGACTGAGCGGCTTGTGTACTGGATACCTTAGCCTGCTGCGCCAGCAATGTACCATAAGTAGATACAGCTTCTAATTCTTTCTGTAGTTTTTCAGGATTAATAGAACCGTTGACTTCCCTAATTGCAGGAATTACATCATCTACGATCGCCTTACCAAAGTCTACATAGTCTGAAGTGGTGCCGGGGAGGGCAGCGGCAACCTTAGATATACTTTCAGAGAATCTATCGACAAAATCTGTGGCTTGCTGGAAGTTTTGCCCGGTAAGCTTCATTATGTTGCCAGCAACTGTAATATTCTCAGTCTGGGCATCTATTGCTTTTGTCAAGCCACTTGTTAGGTTGCCGATGAGACTTGTAACAGCAGAGAGCCCTGCCTCTAGCCCCTTAAGCATCAATCCAGCATTAAAGGAAGCTTTCTGGAATGCACCACCAAGCCTGGACTCAATCTGATTGGCAAGTTGGGAAACTACCGGGGCGGCTTGGTTGTTAGCTTGTAACGTAATTACTACTGTGTTGCTTGCCATTCCACCCCTCTAGCCCACTCCGGCGTATCGTCTATGTTATGTTGCTTTTTCTTTAGGTTTTGCCAGGTGAAGGCATGGTATAAAGATTCAGATAGCTCCATGTCCAGCATCCGGTAGTATGTTTCGCTTAAGTATTCACCGGAGCAAGCCATGAGTAGATACAGAAGCATTTCAAGTGTCATTGCCGGGAGAGACTGCACCTGCACTAGCAGCGTGTTGCTGGAGATGTTCAAATACGTCTCGAAAGCATTCAAGGGCTTTCACCACCCTCTCGCAATTTTCAAAGTCTAAGTCTGCCAGGTCGTCAAACGTAGCCTTGTCCTTATCTCCAAACTTGGTAATGCAGAGTGAAGCTAGTTTCAATGATGTGAATGCGTTGGTTAAATACTCTGGTTCTACGCTGTTTCGCCAGCTATCAATTAATAGTAGTTGCCGGGTGCGTGGTTTCTTCATTACCACCGGAGTACCATCGGCTAATTCAAAGGAGACAATACCTGCCTCATCATCGTAGTCAACAGTGAATGTTTTAGGAACAGGAAGAGCCACTACACTTGGCTTAGGTTCCTCAACTGCGGTTACTTTTCTTGCCATTATTTGTACTCAACCTGTTCAACACGAAACTCGATGGTAAGCATTACGGTTTGAGCACCATCAGAAGAATCCACGTTATCAGCACACATCCAGGAAACAAGGTCACACCCAGTAAAATCCCAGGCTTTTGTTCCTCTGAATGTTTCCGCTTCGTTACCTGTGGCTGTTTTGCGGATAGGGCGGGCGCGGAACGTGAACTTAGAACCATCCTCTTTTGTTTTGAGGAAGTCGATTACTGCTTGGTCACGTTCTGGGTCGTGCGGTTTGCTAATGGTTACGTTCTGGTATGATTTAACGCCGCCTTCTACGTAACGCTTGGCATTGCTTAAGCCATCGGTAAACTCAGCACCAGTACGGTTAAACTTAACACCACTGAACTTAGTAAAGTAAGCGGGGGAGCCATCAACAGACAAACCCTCAATGGTAAGTAAGTAATCGCTGTTTGCAATCGGTGAAATCGCGTCTAAACGCATTTTTTAAGTTCCTTGTTGTAGTGCTGTTACTTGGGTCTGTTCTTGATTCAATGGGAGAGTTCCGATCGAGACCTTGATTGTCTGAATGAGTAACTTCTCTAGTGCAGGGCTAGTCACGCAGTAAACTTCCATAATCACGTTGCCCTGGCTAAGTAAAGCAGGAGTATTGTTCTCAAAGTCACACTTAACTTCAAATGCTTCCACAGGAGTAGCCCCGAACAAAGCTTTACCACGCCACAGACTCTCTAATGCAGCGTTGGCGGTTTGACTCATTGCATTCAACAGGATGCCGAAGCCGTCGATTGCACTAAATAAGAAGTTATCAAAGCCCCGGCGCAACGTACCATTGATTACGTTCATAATCACGCGCTGGCTGATTTGTTTATATAGATCGTCAGAGGCGCGGGTACGCATACCCCAAATCACTACACCTTTGTTTCTAAGGTTGCGAATGGCATTAATCCCGGAGGGGTTTAAAGTGTCTTGAATCTGTCCAGATATTCTGGTTACAACATCAGTGACACCCAGGATTGGGAATTGAGCGCCAGCAGGAGGTTCCTGGAATCCTTGAGTGGCATATCGAAGGGTAGCCACACCAGCAACCGCAGGAGAAGGTGGTACGTTTACTGCCTCTAGGTCAATCAGGTAAGGATAGTAGAAAGCTAAATGACCCTGCGGCGAAACATATAATTCACCCTCTGTTTTGGCTTGTGCAGGAGTTAAACCAGCACCAGGGTCAACCAATGCAACCCAGTCAAACAACTCATCTGAGGCAAGGGCGTGCATTGCATTACCAACAGCCAGGCGATCGGTCTGACTTGTTAGCAACATGAATGCTTCAGGAGCAATGATGAAGCCTTGTGGCCAGTTATCATCAGCGTCAAAAGCATTTTCTATTGCATAAACATAATCAGCAGCTACGGGAGTTGTAGGGGTGGCAGCAGCTTGAGTTAGGTTAGCGGTGGTTGCTGTTAGGGTGAAGGTAACGCCGGGAACACGTGCACGCACATAAACCTTAGATGTAGTGGAGCCAGGAGTGGCAATTACCGCAGAGGAAACAGTACTGTTTGCGTTGATAGCAGCTAACAAGCCATCAGCAACATTCTGTAGCGTAGGAGTTGGTGAAGCGGGCGCGGTGTATGTTACTGCTGTACCATTGATGGTGACTGTGTATGCACCAGCAGCTGCAGAAGCAATTGTGATTTCATTACGTTGGGCAATCTGTGTGCGTACAAAGTACAAGATGCCTCGGCGGTTGTTGCGGAAGAACAGCTTGACTTCATCAGTACTAGGTGAAGAGCCAAATACGTTGGTAAAATCTGCTAAAGACGTTACCTGGGTTGGAGTGTTGAAACTGCCAGTTGCGCCCGAACCGATCACGTAAACGTGGCTGTGGCTGGCAATCTCTAGATTCCTGTATCCCTGAGCGGATTCCGTCACACGTACGCTCGGAGATAGTATATTTGCAAACACGTTAACCATTATTTTTACGGTTGAATATTTATAGTGTTGTCAAGCTTGAAAGTATTGTTATTGGTGCGTTCAAAACCCTGCTCTGCCTTATGCACCTTAATAGATATATCGTTAATCTCAGTTTCATCTCCTAAATCGAAATAACCTGGGGAGATGAGGTCTGAGGTGTCTGCCAGCGTGGTAACTCTAAAGGTGGCATCAAAGCTGAAATTAGCACTCAAGAGCCAATCCTTAGACTCATCCTCTGTGTTGCTGATTGTTACAGTGTCCGGCTCTTGGTAAGGTATGAACTGCGTGAAATCGGGGCTTGGTCTTCTGATTAAAGCTAATACCTGGATGTTGGCAACTACAGCTTCCACAGCTTTGAATGGAAGTAAGTTAATTGGTTGGTCACCGTTGAATATCCAAGTGACACGATAAGGGAAGCGCACGCTGGCAACAACACCGTTGTTACCTTCTCTAACAGAAACAAGCTCCTGCAATGGCAATTCTATTGCTGTATTAGCGAAGATATTGAAGCCACCACGGTTGTAGTAGAGCACATCCGGCACGTCCATATCCCAACGGTAAATAGGGATATTTGCATCAACGAAAGCTCTAATAGCCTCGCGGGCAGTGATAATATTCATCTCTTATCAGTCTCCTGCCTTAAGACTAGAATCCACCTAGTTGGGTCATTATCTGACAGGTAGATCAGATTGTGGAAGTATCCATTGATGGTCTTGGTATTCGGGTTTGTATACGAAATTGCCCCGCCTGAAGTAAGTGGGGGGTCTATCATATATATGGTCTTCAGTGACCCAACAGTAAGGAAGAAGCTTTTGGAATAGGTGCGGGGGATTTCCACCTGTGTGTCACTTGAGGCGATAAATACCTGGTCTACACCTTCACTAGCCACCTGCAAGTTCACTAGCCGGGGCGCAACATTAGTAATGTAAGCTTTAGGCGAGATCAGATGGTCTGTTATAACTGAGGTCTTAGCAACGTGGTTGTTTACAATTTGGCGTACCAGTAGGTTTTTACGCTGTGGCAAACCCAAGCGTTCCTCTATTTGACCAACCTTTGCCTCAACCCCAGCGAGTTTCTCATAGAGATTCATATATACTTCTTAACTCCTGCCTCAGCCTCTGTTCAGCCATTGGTATGGTTTTGCCGTATAGCCCGACGCGGCGCGAAACGATATCAGCATAAGGCGCGGAGTTAGTGATGAACAACTCCCGGTGCTGAGGTGTAGCAGCCCAGGCATCACGCATTCTTCCACTGCGTACCGGAGTGGCAGCCCTGAACCTGTTCTGCGCCCAATCAGCAGTTTTCTCTATAGATTCCGTGATGGTCTTATTGGTTATATCCCTCTCAAAGATTCTGCCTTTAAGCGAGATACTAGCTGAAATCATCTTGCTTACCAGTAGTTGATATCAGTGTAATCACCAGTGAGGATGTATCTATTCTTCAACAGAGTAATGCCAAGGATGCTGGCTAACTCAAGCAACAGGTTAAAACCGGATATCTTCAACTGCTTTGTGTGATAGCCGTAATTAAGCTTGGTGCCTCGACTCTCTGTAACGTAATTGTCTTCCCTTACTTGAATTAACTGGGCATCAATAGTATCAAGCTGGGTGAGAATTTCTACCGCACGGTCAACTACAGCCTGGGTAAAATCAGACTGTAGCTGCGCGCGGGTTAGTGTTTGAAATTGAGCATACCCACATAGAAGTTCGACACGCTCAATTTGGCTTTCAGTGAGTACAGCCATTAGGTGATATCTGCTAGTTGGGCAAGGTCTTTGGGACGGTTGAACACCTGCAACTGAGGCTTCACGTAAATTGCGTAGCGCATAGCATCAGGGTTATCGCTGGGAAGCTGCTCAATACAGAATTGCATTCCTTGCTGATTCTGGGAGTTGCTTTGACCATACGTGTATAAGAAGATATCTCGCTCGTCAACCCAATACAAACGGTTTGCGGGGCAATAAGGATCTTGAATGATCGGGCGCCCGGCGTAAGCTACGCCAGTAAAACCGAGGTCGGCAGTTTGAGTGGGGATTGCCGCAGGCTGAATATTAGCTTGTGCGGCAAACAGCGCTTTGTAAGTAGCTACAATAGCGGGTGTGGTATAAATTGCGGTGAAATTACCACCTCTACCATAGATACCCACCTCCATACCAGTTAGTAGTGCTAGAGATAAGGCACGGTTTGTACCGCTGTTTGCACTGCGAAAGCAAGTCCAGTTAGTGTATGTGGTACCGCTAATATTTGCGTAGCTGGTTGCAGTAACCGCGTTGTCTAACCCAAAAACACCACCGTTAGCTGCTACGCCAGTACCAGAGTAAAGGTTGGTTTGTAGGGATTCTAGGCAAATACGCACACCGCTTCTAATATCAGCAGCAAATAGATCGCGTAGAACTCCTTTACCAGCGGAGGCAGCCTCAGCAATCAATTCCTTCTGAACGCTAAAGGAGTGCCGGATTCTGTTTTCTCCGATCGGTAGAGTTGCGGGTATATAAGTATCAGAAGTGAATGCAGAAACGGATGCAGTAGTGGCTTCACCAGTTGCAGTTGCACCAGCAGCATTAATATTCCACTTAATTTGACGTTGACGGGAAACCCGTAAATTGCCTGCGGTGCTGAGCCTGTCAAGCATTGGGTACATGTCTAACGGAGTTGATGCCACTTCTTCTTGAACTAAAAGCTGGAGTGCATCAACTGGGGAAATGATTGTTGCCATTTATTTATGTTTGATTTTAGATGTCAGAAAAAGCTTTAACCAGTAAATCCTCAGCTTTAGGGGATTCGCTAGTGGGTGGAATGGGCTTAGTCTCTACAGCACCACTCCCGTTTACACCAGAAGGCGGTAGAAACAGCTTGCCGTCGTCAGTCTTTAAGAAATCGCTCAGAACAGTATTCAGTGGTTTAACTCCAGTTGCGGGGGAGTCAACATACCATACACCACCATCTTGCTTTAAGGCGTCGCCATACTCAGCGAGAAATAGCTTTTGCAAAATACCAGGGGAGAGAGCCTTAAGCTGTCCGATCGCTTCTGCTAACCCAGACCGTTTTAATGCGTCTGCAGCTTCTTTTTCCTTAGCAGCGAACGCGGATTGCATATCAGACAATTGCTGCTTCAACGACTTAAGGGTAAGAGATTCCTTTTCAGGTTCATCTTGGGAAGCCTGGGCAGGCTGTGAAAGCTTTTCAATCTTTTTAGTAAGACTGGCGGCTAAACCTTGGTTGGCTGATGTAATCTGTTGGGTGATTTCTGCTTTAACTGCTTCGATTTGTTGATTGACTAGTGCTGTAATTTCTTCTGGTGTCATTGTTTAATTTATCCATTAATATATGGTGTCCGATTTGCCCTACGGTACGGGTATCTGGTTTATTGGGCTTATCCAGTAGCCCCTATAAAGGTGGGAATTTGAAATTAGGCGGGGGCAGCGATTCTTGCCTCTATCTCTGCTGTAATAGCCTGTTGCTGTTCCGCACTTAAATTACCAACCAACAGACTCACTAGTTGACTGTAGACTAGTCTGTATGCAGTAGGAGGTAAGTTAGCAGCAAGCGCGGCGAAGTCTAGGTCTGACAACTTAGTTACCTTGGCAATCATTGTTTCTAGCGTGTCATTCTCAAAGTTTTGCAGGCCAGTAACTGATATAGACTCTGGATTTGGAATGCCAGCCGACTTAGCAACCATCTGCAATAGAATCTGATAACCCTGTGTGAGGATTGCACCATACTGTCTCAAGATGGCTTCTTGCTTAACAAAGTCCATTGCCTTTGACTCACCAGATTGCCGGAGGGCTTCAGTAGTTGTGGAACCACCGCCGAGACTAACCAAATCGCGCACCTCAGACTTGATGCTTTCTAAGGTGTTGTTGATGTGTTCAATAATCCCACCGTTCGGTTCGTTCCACTTGAAGTCTTCTAGCTCCAGGACATGTTGCAGACCAGTCTTAATAGGCTCAATATCACTGTATGTAGCTTCTAAGTCTTGGTCGGGAACCTGAACTTTCTTATAGGTGCGCTGGAAGTAAGCCAGCGTGAGCATATCATGTCTGGTATGTTCAGTCCTGAAATGTTCCATTGATTTAGGGCAAGCCTGGTCAGCAACCCACAGCGTATCAGGCAACTCAAGCTTAACTACAGGTATCTCACCCAAACCATGCAGGATTTCAGACTGTAAAGCCACGGGCGTTTCGTCAGCAGCACCTTTGCCATTTAGCTCCTCAATCTTTCCATTTCTGAGCTTAACTACTGCCTGATAAGTGGCAACGCTAGTATTATCGATAAAAGTCCAGCGCGCGATCGTTTGCGGTTCCTTAGTGGGGTCAGGCTGAGCAGTAACTATCTGTCTGATCTTTATCCATTGCAACTTACCGCTTTCTTCATGCCAGTTTGTTACCTGAAAAGGGCTGTAAGCAACAACGTAGGGTCTTAAACCGAGTGATATTTCCTGTGCTCTGTTAACAGGATTAGCGGGGGTGCGTGGCTTATCAACGTGCAGGTAAATCTTCTTAAACTTCAGTAGTTCACTAAGGATATAAGATAATAAATCACGTTCCGATCGCCCGGCTAAGTCGATATCTTCTCTGAATTCTTCCCAGAATGGCTCATCATCAATGCCGGACACACTAAGCGCGGCGCTCGACAGCTTTGCAACTTGTTGATTAATTGCGCTGCCTAACAAATTTAGATAGTTGTACTTGCGGCGGCGGGCTTCATATACGGTATTTTCTTCGCCGGGTCTTTGTGGTAGAAATTCTTCAATATTCTTCTCTAGCTTGTGACCACCAGCCGTTAGCAAGTCGATGCGGCGCAGAGTGTCAGCAGTGTAGAGGTATTCTTCATGGCAGGATTCTAGTACCTTGAATGTTAAGCTCGCTGGGTATGGCATATATCAATATAAATTACGTTTTTGAATGGCTGAGTACAGGGTGGCAAGGACATACATACTCGCGTCCACAAGGTGGTCTTGTTGATTACTGGCAGGTTCATTCAGCATGATGCCGTTGCGGTCTTGCTTGCGGTGGTATGACTGAAACTGGTCTATTAGTTCACGCTCGGAATGCTTAATGAATAATTCGTCTCTATAGAAGAGATTGTTTGCTATCTGGCAACGCTCTACAACACCAATAGCCCGGCGGTCAACGCTAACTGCTTTCTCCATACCCCTAATACCTTGCCTGCGACCATACTCACGGGCAGATTTAATAGATGCCGGGCGGTCATCAGGTAGGTAGCAGCGAAAGACGTTGTACTTTTGGCAATACGCGGCAAGCTTAGACATAAACAAATCTTGAGTAACAACTTGCCCGCTGGTATTAAGCCAACTGTCAACTATGTAAAACTTGCCATAGTCTTTAGACAACCCAACGATTGCAATGGCTGGATTGACATCGCCCCAGTCAACACCACAGTAGAATGTGAGGTCTTGGGGTATATCGTTGATTAGATGCCTGTCTTGTAACTGGTCAAATATCTGCCCTTCAAAGTCTTCCCAACCTGCCTTAAACTCCTGATTGTAAATCTTAGGCGGGAGGTTGCGCTTTGCTTCTCTCAGCTTGGCGATCGGGAAGTAGGGATTATCCTTAGTAGTGAAGTGATAATAATTCCACTCATGGCTGGCTATAGCATCAAGGTGAAACTGGTATAGTGGATGTGCCTTGCCTTTTGGTGTTGCAGTTAAAGTAGCCGAGGAGCCGGGGGTGTCACTTAAGGCTGGCAACAGTACGTCACTCCATACTGAAGGTTTGACATCCTGCCATTCATCCCCTGCAACATAATAAAGCTTCAAACCACGCATGGAATCGCCGTTATCGTCATTAGCACCACGCACTAAGATGTCTGGTTTATTTCCTTTTAGTACTATGCGATTCTCACTGCGGTTAATTGACTCTACAAATGGTGCATCACTAAGTATGTTAACTAGTGGGCGCCAGAAGATTTGTTTTGCCATTTTTAGCGTAGGCATTGTGATGAGGACAACCGGGGGCGAGGCGGGGTTGTAGTATTGGTTAAACGAAACAGCACGTTCTATTGTTCTGGTAAGCTGCAAAAAGCTCTTGCCCCAACGTCTGCCGCAGACCAGTAATTTAAACGGCTTTGGATCTAAAAAAACCTGCATCTGTGAAGCGTGCAGGCTTAAATCAAAGGTCTTCGTCTTCTGGTGTGAGGTCATCTTCTTGTTGTGGCGGGGGCGCGGCGGCGCCTATAATTACCTGAACGTTAGGCGTTTCTTGTGCAGTGCTGAATTCTTCCTTCAGTAGGCGGAGGGCTGCGACTCCAGCACTCTCATGTCCGGTGCGTAAAGATGATTCGATTAACTCTTCAAGCTTTTGGATGCGGCGTACCTTATGTCCTATCTTGAAAAAACCACATTCTTTGGCGATATCCAGGCACTCTGATTCATCATTCTTAAGTCGCTGGACGATGGGCTTAACCTTCTCTTTAACGCCGCGCCACTGTTTATAAGTTATTACAATATTGAATCTAGATTTAAGTTCATCTGATATTTGCATCCTGGTGATTGCGGGATTTAACACCAGGAGCAGGGCTACTAATTTATATTCAAGTTCTGTTAAATTTCTATTTCTATCAAGCATTTCAAGCCGGAAGGGCAACGAAGGTAAGTTAGTGCCTCCTATTAAGGTGGGAAATCGCAGGTCAAAGTAAATCTAGTACAATTTCACTTAAACTATAAATAGCCAGGCGCAGTTCGTTCGATTGCCAATCATCTAGTTGTAAGTTGCTAGACGTTAGGACATAGCAGTCATTAATATATGCCTGGGTTTCTTCACTCGGACGATACTCCTGGGTAATAATAGCCCGGTGCAGATATGAAAGCTTGTCTATAGCTTCATACATTAATTCACTATCAAGTAGCCCCCATAAGGTATTAGATGGGTGTAGCAAAGCCGGAGGCAGCCACAGGCGACTCAAATCAGTAAAATAATCCAACGTGCCAGCAAAGTACTGAATAAGGCATTCATTTAAATCTGCTCCGTTGGTAAAGCACGATTTGGTTAAAGGTGGGTTGATCGTAGGCATTTTCTAACTCCTTTCTTGATGAAATAGCGGCGGCGAGTAGTTTGTTGTTGTCACGGTTGGTGTTTTGTTCGAGTTTGCGTTCCACAAAGGCTGGGCGGGCGTTCCCTCTACCTTCAGCCACAAGACTAAATAAGTTATTGCTGTACCACTGGTGAATAATATCTTTATCTGCCTTAGAGAGTGCTTTGTCAGACAAGTACTCTTCAAATATCGGGCAGAGGGTATTGCACTTACCTTTCTGATAATTAAATAACGTGCGGAACCAGTAATGTATCTTGTTATGTGAAATGCCGAGGCGGCGGGAGATTGACATTATAGGTTCACCTCTTAAGTGAGCTTTAAATAATTCCTCTTTATCTTTGGTGGTTATCATTGCTTTTATTGCTATATATCTATATTGTAATATATTCAGGTACAAAAACAAAACAGCACCTACCGCCTAAATTAAGTACAAATACGTATGATTTCGGGGCTTTATTTCCTTTTGATCCTTATTGAAACTGGATAGTATATAGATAGTTAAGTAAAGGTTGATTGTAATGATTGTTGAAACAATTATTGGCGCACACGTAGTTACACTCGTAGGATCAGCGGTGGTTGCGGCGGCTGACGCTCTTAGCTCTAAGGAAAATAAATCTGAAGATAAGGCGGAGGGCAAAAAGGATGGTAAGTAAGCTTGAAATAGAGTTACCCGGCGAATTGCTGGCAGAACTTAGGAAAGAAGCGAAGCACGGCGGGCGATCGGTAGATAGCTTGATTCGTGCAAGTCTGCGGATTTATCTTTACAATAAAGGTATATAGTTAAGTAATTATATTTAAATGTAAAACCCCCAGGCGAGTGAACTGGGGGTTTTTAGCTATCTGTATTCTGTATTTATAAAGTGCTTTTTGCAGAACTCATCTCTTACATGCTGGGCTTCTTCTAGTTCACGGAATATGCCTAGGTAATAACGTTGCCCACCGCGACGTATGCACACTTGGTAGTGTTTGCCCTTTACCAGGGATATGTGTTTACCATGTGGAGAGCGTGCGCGCTGAGATGGTACTGGGTTGGGTGCGAGTGCGCTTTGCGAATATGCCAGGGAAAGATTTTTTGACCGCCAACCTTCCTTCTCAACTGTGCGCTTATCACGCGCTATTGCTGCGTCCTCTTGACTGTTATAGGTTCCTAAATAAGTATTCTTATAGTAGGCACACCACCGATCGCCTTTATTCCTTACACCTAGATATTCTGATTTTTGGGTAGTACTGGGGAGCCGGAATTTAGGAACTGGTAATGGCACGGCACGCCAAGGGAAATTAGGGGTGAGATCCTCTTTACTGGCGTAGAAATCATATCTTAATGCAGCCAAAAAATCATGTTCAAAGAAGCCTAGATGTTTGCCATTGATAACTGCTTCCCAGGCGTTGTGCTGTTCATTCCATGCAACGCCAATAAACTCAACGTGGGGGAGGGGTGGTTGCTTCTTTTTCTTAGGCATAAATGGTTATGCCCCCAATGACGGGGGCTTGGTATTAACTATAGGGGTTTAGATATATGGATCGGTTTCAAACAGGAGCTTAGGTTCCTTGAAGGGCTTCTCAGCCAAACAACCAACAACACCGCTTCTCTCGCTTGCCTTAGAAGAGATTTCCAACAGCTTACCTTCTAGGTTTGTGTCATCATCTACCAAGGCGATGAAGCCATCGTGCATGTTGAGTGAGATGCTGATACCGTATTCCTCAGAAATAACCTCTGCCTCGGTAATAAATCTTGCCTCTGCGCCTTGCAACAAAAATGGGACTACCTCTCTAATAAGGTTTCCACCCTTTAGTCCGTCGATGGGATCTGTATTTCCCATCTTATTCCTGCAGCTAGGCTTGCCGAGGTTCTTATCTAGTTGAGACTTTTGAACGGAATTTCTAACTAGCCAAGTCGGAGCGTTGACTTTGCCAGCAACAGCAAGATTGATGTGTTTGTGCCATGCGCTAATGTCTTTTATTAGAGGTATGCAGTGGTTGTACCAGCGTACAAAAGCTTCCCAAGCACCAGAGCAGGTGTTGTACAAACCGAACACAATGTCTCGGAGTGCGGAGGGGCGAACTGGCTTACGATCTATAAACTTAACTTTCCAAGCAGTTTCCCATTCAATACGGAGTTTATCGCTGGGTGCTGTAACAGCAGCGCCCATGAGATACGCGTGCAAGCAATCCTTAAACGTCTTCACTCTGGCATCAGTGTCTGCATCTGGGAAGCAGGCGGCGGCGTGAACTTTCTTGGCATTGGGGTCGTCAATATAGTTCTTTAGCCAAGCAGATTCTAAACCATCTTCCTTGAGCAATTGGTAAGCGATTTTGCTCTGAGCCGCAACCATATCGAAGTTACGATACTCTGTCCAGTAAAAAGCAACGTCTTGTAGTTCACGAGGTAAGTTCTGGAAACCCCCCCTGTACATTGTGATTCTGCCAGATTTCTGCGGTGCGTAGGCTGGTTTTATCATAGCCATACCGTTTGGCAGGCTAATGGCCCCAGCATCAAGTGTACCTGCTTTGTACGCACTGAACGCCGACACAAACCACTCCCTAGCTCTAAGCTTGGCAATGCGTTCTTCTAGGGTATTTTCTGGCATATCCTTATATTTGGCTCTGTATGCCTTGAGTTGCTTACAAAGCAGGACTTTAGGGAATACGTTTGTAGTATTGCTATTGAACTCTATGTGGCCGTGGTGGGAATCAGTTATTTTCTGACCATCCAATGTATATTGACTGCGGGGCGCATCCTTAGCTCTGCGTTGCTTCATCAAATCATAGCGATCGGACTGCAACTCAATATCTTCAGACAGCAGGTCGTTAATTGTGAGATCTATAATACGTTCCTGAATTTCAAAAGGGACGCGGTAGCGTTTGCTCTTCTCACCTGGAATGTAATCCTCTTGGCATTCTAGAAGCCCGGCAGCAATAAGACTCTTCTTGCCTTCTTTTGCACCGGGGCACTTATCAGCGATGAAATCTCTACACACAGGAACAAAGTAATTCTCATGGTGATAAGTATGCACTGTGCTGGCATTCAGCATGTGCAGGTAAAATCTGAGCGTGTCATGGTTGACGCGAAGCTCTTCCAACAGTGAGTTGATAAAAATTGCTACTGACTTGGTGCAGACGTATGAAGATGCCATGTAAGCCGTGCCAAGGTAGCTGCGTTGCTTCTCCTCTCCTTTGGTGCTTCTCTTGCGAAGCTTCATTATATATAGATTGCTTAGGTCAGCGGCGGGCGCGGCGCCAACAGCATGATCAGAGACATCATCTATATCCTCGACAGTCTCTGTTGGCTCTTGTGATTGTGCTGGGCGCTTGGAAAAGAATTCTTCTAATTCAGAAGACGGATGCTTTTCATGAAACCGTTGCACACCTTCCAGGGCATTAGCGTAAACTTTATATGTCCGAACAAGTCTCTCCAATCTCTCCCACTGTTCTGGCGTGGCATTAGCCAATGCTTCCATCTGCCGTATCGTCTCAATAACGCGATCGGATAAACCACGGCGGGCAGGCTTGACAGGCTCTACATAGGGTTGGGGTTGTTCTACAACTGTTTCTGGTTCATCTGTGGCGGGGGCAGGTGCTGGGGGATTCTGAAGCGATTCCAGCAGTTCACAAGCCTCTGCGCTTATTTTATTAATTGTCTCTAAATATTGAGGTACAGAATCCTGCAAGCATCCCAGAGAGAATTTTTCATCAAAGCCTATCATGCCCTTTAAGGTAAGAACTCTAGTAACAAGGCTTCCTACATAAATACAGGTTGGATCTGTTAATCCTTGCCTACCCATGTTTATGTAGGTGAGAGGCTGAATATTCCGCACACGCTCCATGAAGTATTCAGAATCTTTATTGATATCCCAGCCAAGCATTGCACTGTCACATATCCATCGGAGTTCGCATAGCTTATTGAGGAGGGCTTCTAGCTGGCTCTGAAGCTTGGCGGATAATTCTGGGTTGATTTGGGTTGAAGCGTTGGTTTGTGCTATACTAGTCATATATGAATGAAATATTTTTTGATTAATCCTTCCCAGTTAGCGCTGGGGAGGAATTTTGCTTTGGAGGTGTACGCAGTGGGTTGAACCTCTTAAATCTATACTAGCACACTCAGCAGGAAAACTGTAGACATAGGGCAGTAAATATGATATCGTATTACCCCCCATTCTCTCCCCAACAATTAAAGCAGGAATTTAAATGGTTGATATGGTTTGCCGCTTCGCGGGAATATAGGGCTGATTGAAACGCTGAAATCAAAAAAATCAGCTTCGCGGGCTCTCCTGGGTCTGGTGGGTGGTTGCTGGTTGGTGGTTGGTGGTTGGGTCTGGCGTGTGTGGCCGCCTGGTTGCTGGGCGGTCGCCCGGTGGTTGGTGGTTGGTGGCTGGTCGGGGCTGTGGTTGGTGGCTGGCTGGGTGGCTCTGGCTCTCCCCTCTGGCTGGCTTCCGGTTGGCCCTCCTCCCCCCCCCCCCCTGCTTGCCTGCTCCCTCCTGCCCTCTTTATAAGTGGACATATCAGCCTCTACAACCCATACACAGTAAGAGTTTCCAGCGTTCAATTTTTCGTCACCGGGAATACTAAATTAGGGTGATTTTGCCCACTTTTAACCCACCAATTAATCGTTTATGTCGTAGTAAACTCCTGACAATCTCCAGACACGTAGTACCCAAAAGAGTATAAAATCATAAAATAAAATGCGTGCTGTTCTGGTCGAAATTTTCTTTACATTCCTTAAATAGAGTGAGGAACCACTTTATGACCAAACAAGTAACAGACTTTGCACCCTCCAGTCCCACAGTTCTGCGAGAGTGGCTGTTGAAAAGAATAAGGGAGGAACACAATTACACGTACAGAGGAACATTAATAAGACTACCAATCGATGGTATATCGCCTTACATTAGGCTTCAGCACCAATGTTTTGTTAAACAGTACAAATGCTTACACATTGTTAAAACATATGGGTATGAACTATATGGAAATAAATTTGACAGTATAGTCCCAGATCTAGAGCATGAGGGAAGAAAACTTATTATTGAAGCAGCTATGGTTGCCTGGCTTTCAATAGATGACTTTACATTTAATAAGGAAGATTTTAATAAGTCTAAGCAGGAGTATCTATCATATGGTCTAGTATCCAAGTTTAGAATACCAATAATAGCAGGTGCTCAGGCTTTACATGATAGATATTTTGAGGAAGATAAGTTTCCAGATTTAGAAGCCCAAGCAAGGGAAGATTCTATTCAAAGGATTATGCAAATCAATGGCGTGGATAGAGAAAGGGTAGAGTTTGATATCAACCGCAAACCAACCTTCCTAGAAATCTAGTCCCCAGCCACAAGTATCTCAACTAAAGCCTGCGGGTAGCCTTCTGACTTAAGTATTGGATTGGGAGGTGTGCTTGCAGGCTCTAAGTGTACAAATAGGTTGACGTTTAGTACTAAAAACCCTTTTCCGAAACAGTACTGGTTACCCCTTTTTGCTCAAAATACCATAACCAGTACGGGTACAAAATCCCTTAACCATGCGGGTTTCAGCATTTTTGTTCCGTAATGGGGATAGGAACACACTCTTACCGGGCACCCCCCAGCGTTGCGCTAAACATGAGGGGAGGCGCTCGTCGAAGGGATGTAAAAACAATTAAGTATTTGTTGGATCAATTGATAAATTGTTAGTCATACCCGACCTGCCGCCGCCTTCGGCGTAGTACCTGTTTGTTTCATCCCGGAGACGATAGTACTCTCGCATATCTTCCGCTATCTCAGCCACTGACTTGACAGCGGTGCCATTCATTAAATATTTTATTTCCGAGATAATCTCGCGCTCTCTATCACGCAAATCCTCTTCATTGCAATATTCCCATTCAATGTATGCGCCCTCTACAAAAATAATTTCATCCCACCGATGATGCTTTCTCCATCGATCACGTAATTTCTCTGTACTCCCCACGTAAAGGGGAGTACCTTCTGGATAACAAATACAGTAAACGCAACACGCTTGAGGAAACCTTTTATGATCAACAATCAGCATTCTCCCGCTAGGAGATAAAGGCATACCATCAGCCCAAACTCGGTAAGCTTAAGCTACAGCTGTTTCGCCTTGTAGGGAGATTAATTTTTATGAAAAAAGAAACACTGGCAGAACTAATTGCGCGAACTATAATCCGCTATGAGCAGCGCAAGGCAGAATTGCAGCGATCGGAGGAGCAATCACCTCCAATAAAAAAGCCACCCAGTTCTTGACTATTGACTATTGACTATTGACCGTTGACCGTTGACCGTTGGCGATCGGAGACTCAGGCAATAAAAAAGCCCCCCAGCCAGGAAAGCTGAGGGAGACTACATTAACAGAAAATATCAATATGCCTCCCTGGTACGGATACGCGCTGGGGAGTTTTAAATGTTAAATAAAATTCTTTCTAAATACCCTTGACAATTGCAGAGTTTGCTGTTTTGTGATACAATAGTACTATGAACAGCATAAATGCACGGCATTCGCGGTGCCGCACATTTAAAGAACTACAGTTCATTTAATTCACACCCAATTCAATCATTGAGCTATGAATAATTTAGCACGTTCCGCACAATTTTCCCAGAAATTAGCAAATCAAATATACCAATCAGCCGAGCAATTCCCAGTAAGCTTCGATGATGCTTGGGTATGGCTCGGTTACTCGCGTAAAGATAACGCCAAAGCCAATTTTATTAAATGCGGTTTTACTGAAGGAGTAGATTACCAACTCCTGAAGTCTCAGGAATCTGTCAACCACAGTACTTTCAGCCCCCAACAGTTAGCAGCCGCTTCTCGTAAAGAAGACATTTACCTCACCGCTGAATGCCTAAAACAGTGGGGCATGATGGCCGGAACTGAGCAAGGCAAACAGGTAAGAATCTACTTCTTGAAGTGCGAACGCATAGCCAAAGCTGCGATGTCCCGTCCTCAGCCCCAGATTCCCGGCAACTATCTAGAGGCATTAAAAGCCTTAGTAGCTTCTGAAGAGCAGAAGCTTGCCTTAACAGCCCAGGTACAACAGCAATCTATATATATTGATGAGTTGAAGCCAAAGGCGCAGGCTGCTGATGTTCTGTTGGAAAGCAAAGCGAACCTAACTATGCAAGAAGCTGCACAGTTACTCAACATCCCTGGCATTGGACGCAACAAACTATTTGAAGTGCTTAAGAAACTCGGATACCTAATCACGTCCAAACATCCATATCAAAAATTCGTAGATATGGGTGTTTTCTTTGTGCGTGAAAGTATTTCACCCGATGCCATCCCCCGGCAACAAATATTAATTACTCAAAAAGGTATTCAATACTTGATTCCCCGTTTGGCGGAGCGTGGGTATGTATCTAGCAAATTAGAGGTGGTAACAGCATGAGCCAGATGAGATGTTACTCGTTCCGTGTGGACGAACAATTAATGGATGAGTTCACCCGCAACTATGAATCTCTAAATATCAAGCGCAGTGTGGCGATTCGCGCCGCAATCGAATACTTCAACCTTTCCGTAGAAACCAAATTCCAAAAGGAGCAAGAGTAAATGAAAAGTGTAATCCTATCTTTCAATCCCAATGAATATACAGTCACTTTAGATCCAGATACTAAATGTGATTTCCTCACTTTCTCATCCTTTGAGGAACAGGGAGAATCCATCGTTGAATGGGTTGGGCAACAAACCTCTCCAGCACCCACCAGAAAGACCCGCAAGCCCTCCCCGCTCGGCAAATACATATATGAAGCCAAAGGTAAATATTGTGTGCGTGTATGGGACGGTGAAGCCCATAATTATGGCACGGTAGATACACTTAATGAAGCTTTAGCAATTAGGGATTTAGCACTTAAGAATCACCACCCACACTTATTAGAAAAGCTCTATTAATAGCTAATAAATTAATCCCTATAATACAAGTTACGCCCCATGAAAATGGGGTTTTGTTTTTTGTGGAGCAGATTTATATGAGAGACTTCATGATCAAACTAGCAATAATTCACAGAACTACCGAGCTAATACTTGGCGAAGAATGGGAAATAGAAAAAGCTATGTCAATCAAACAGTGGCTTAAGGATCATGAAGGGCAGCTGCCCCCATATGAACCGTACACATTGTATATGGAAAGTGCAGTTAAGCTCTGGAGAGAATCGAATAAATAGTTACTTACTCGCACACCACCAGGTTAGAATCTGGTGATTTTTTTATTGTCTGTATGGTACATATAAGCCTATTTGATCAATATGGTGATATTTGATCAATTATCCATATGTAGATTGATGAAAATAGCCTAAAAATGGTGGTAAAAGGGGCTATTTACCCTTTGTTTTACTGTTTATAGATGTTAGATTATTTATATAGCCGATGCTCTACCGATGGTTTACAGAAGCTCTACTTTTTATCTACTTGAAGAGAATCGGATAAGAAAAGGATTACTAAAAGATGAATACATATCAAGTGGAGGGAGATAATGTAGAAACTCTCCTCACAAGAAAAGAAGCAGCTGATATTTTAGGAACAAACCCACGCCGTCTGTTCGACTACCTCAAGGCTGGTGCTTTGTTCCTCCCACGTTTTGAAAGATTCAAATGTAGTAAAGGAGGTATAAGCCGCACTGCAATGATTAGCAATTGGGATATTGAATCATTAAAAAGGATTCAGCAAGCCTTCAAGAAGTATGGCAGCCCTGGTAAAGCCCGTAAGTACATTTCAGAAAATCCACACGAATTTAATTAA